TATACAATGAGTCTTTTATCAAGTTCATTTAACATGGTGCCCATTCTTATTATTGAACCTTTTACAAGAATTCAATATAGTTTATGGTGGTGCTCAATTTGTTTATATGTTGGGGCACTCATAAAAAACAAACCGATTATTCACAAGTGTTTGGATTGTTCGACAACACTGTGCATCATTACGCATCTTACTAACATTTAAAGAATTTGATGATTATAATGTCAGATGGCTTCCCTCACCCAAGATTACACCGTTGTCCCGGGTCAGCTTTACGCGTGCCTTTCCATTGTTGGCCCCGATTGCCCCCAGAAGACTGACAAGTTTGGCATCAAGATTCGAGGGGCGTTTGCCACCCGTGATGAGGCTGCACACCACGCCAAGCGCCTTCAGAAGGAGGATTCCACATTTGACATTTATGTCGTCGACATGTTCAAGTGGCTTTTGATTCCACCTGATCCAACCATGATTGAAGATTCTCATTATACGAATGAGAAGCTCGAGGATATCATGGTCAAGTACAAGGAGAATCAGGCCATGGCCGCATCTATGTTTGAGGAGCGCAAGAGGGACATGATGGCTGTACGCACCCCAGGTGAGCTGCCGTACATCAAGCCCGGTGATGAAAACTCTAAATATTACAACAAGCCCGACGAGGCACCTGTTAGCCACCCGGCCGATGTCCTCGAAAGGCTCAAGTCTGAAAATCCCGATACGCCTATTGATGAGCTTGCAAAGAGGGCCGATGCCATTGTCGCAGAGGAGATTGAGGCTCGTCAGAAGGCTCGAGATGCAGCGGCCAAGGCTGAGGCCGAGCCGAGGCTACCAGCGGAACAATTTCCCAGTAGTTAGTAAATGGGGGCGTTCTCAGTTTTATTGAATATTTTTACACTTCTCGTAGTCGGAATCGTGTTGTATATGGGATACAATCTATATAGAACACGACCTGATATGAATTCAACGCCGACGGAGGTCTTTAACCAGATGCTTGTCGATCCAGCAATTACGACCCATGCATATTTTACGGGCCCAGCACTGGGTCCAATTGGTGAGTTTCAAGACTATGATTGGGAGCGAGTTGAGTTTAGTTCGGTCGAAGAATAACGGGCTGCATCGTCTTGCCCATAAAGAACCCAAGTATAAAGGCTACAAATATGATTATATAAGCCGTCTTACCAAGTTCAGCAAATATATCCACCTTTTTCTCTGGCGCAAAGTATTGCTGCTGAGGAAAGTACTGGGACTGTGGTTGCTGAAACTGATACTGTGAAGCGCTGTTATAATCATCTTGGTCGATAGGAGATTGATTTGTGGATTGCTGAGTGAACTCACCGATATCGGTCTCCATTTACAATTGAGTCATATTTCCTTTTTAAGAGTCCTACGCACTACTCATCGTCGTCCTCTTCATCATCTTCTTCGTCATCCTCATCTTCAACCACAAAGTCTTTGAGGTTCCCGTTCTCATCCGCATCCTCGTCGTCATCTTCATCCTCATCGTCTGCTGGAATGTCATCAGTGTCCTCACCGTTCGGGTCATCTGGGTCATACTCATCTGCGCCAAAGTCATCCTCGGGGCGCTCCTCTGGCTCATATAGCACGGGTTTCTTTATGGTTCGTCCGGAGCGAGTAGTATACGCCATTTAAAATACCATTTGATATTCTTTTAAGTACTTTGGCGTAAAGTTTTCCGCTCTCTCAAGTGCTCGCTTCATGAGACGATCCTCTGCAAAGTCCCCGATGTCATCCACGAGCGCCTGAATCTTCTGGGGAACATCAGAACTCGGGTGTGCGTACAGAGCCATGTCCTGGAGCGCCTCTAAAGCTTTATATAAGTGGGTCTGCGCCAACTCGACGGACGGTGATAGCACATGGATATCAATCTCATTGATAAAGGTGTAATATGCATCTGGGCATAGCCCCGAAAATGCATGGGCCCTTGATTTAAATGCTATGAATGGATCACTTCCTGGACTTTTTAGGATTACCACCGCCCCCATTAAAACTATTGCTAACAAAAGAAGAGACATTTCTATCTGGATATAAAAGTTTTAATATACTTGGTCCCAGCACATGTTCACGGCCCGAAAAGTGTTTACAGTTTTCATCAAAACACTTTTGAGATATTCGACCCTCATATATGTTGAACCACACATGGTTGCTTCCGTGCTCACGGTCAACATTGGCACAGAATCTTGAACTTGTCGAACATGTAAACTTATCCTTGCTTTTCAAAAGTTTGAGTATATCACATTGTCCTTGGCCCTGAATATTGTTTCGAATGAACGCCTGGATTCGAGCATGTACTTCACTGCACACAACCTCCTCGGCCCCCTTTGTTTTTTCTTTTTGGACTGGTAAAACCTTGTCCACAATTGGTATCACAACGGATGTCTCTGCATTGCTTCGGATCGTGGCTGACACGAGCGTATCTGTGCACGGTTCTGTATAATCCAATGTCTCAAGTTGTTTATTTTTAAACATGTAAACGGGCAAGTAGGGTGATTCTGTAATTTTTCCCTGCGAGCACCCTTCGACCTCACACCCCTTTCCGTGGCACTCCCCGTGTCGACTCTTCTTGTGCGACCAAGGCATTCGAAACCCCGAACCTTTGTAAACAGCCTCATCCACAACTTGTTCCCAGTTGACACCCGAATGAACCTTGTTCAGAATTCCTATTATATGCTCCCGAAGATACAGTGCATTCTCTTGATTTATAGGAAAGTTTGGCCAATTCATGTGTATCCCCGACTTGATCTTTCCGTGTCCGGCCACCTTTGGCTTTGCGATCGACACGAGGCACTCGTGCCCGCCCATCGTCTCAACCTTGTCGCAAATAATTTTTACGAGCATTTTGATGGCATCGAGCGAAAGTGGATTCGAATCCTTGTAATCGATATCAACAAAAAAGTTGTATATCGGTGTCTTTTGCTCGACCACAAATATAGGCTCGCCAACCTGTATACACTCGACGCACTTGTCATAAAACTCTATCAGTCTATCAGATGGCACAGATAGGACGCCACCGTCCATGAGCGCATGTGATAAATTGGTTGCATTGTTAAACTTTTGACTCGCGCACCACTGCTTGAACATTCTTTTACACTTGTAGTGTTTCAATTTTTTAATAGGTGCACCCTATGAGTCGTGCGAGAGACCCATCTTCCTCCTCGTTGTCAACCTCTCTAATACATTCTATGACGGGCTCCTTCAAGAGTGCGAGCAACTGCACGATTTTCATCATAGCCAAGTCAGCCTCGACAAGGTCCGGGCGCCTGGCGATGACTTGTGAAATAAGAAGAGCTTTGTTCTTGGGAGCCATCACCTAATATTAAATGACTTTTTATTTAGCGAATGTAAAGCCGAATAAAAGTCTGTGTTATTTATAACCTTTTCGACAATCATGGGCCACCGGGTCTTTCGAGCAAATGTCTCAAGAGTGTCGAACGCCATAAAGTCATTCTCGTCATAGGTCCGTTTTATAGAAAGTTTGTCCCGTTTTCGAACCTCCATCTTGGCCTTTTCTTCGTTGAATCTTCGCACGAGCATGGTCTGCTCCACCTGACTGACTCGCACGAAGAATATAAATACATGGTACACGAGTGTGACGTGTATATCGGCAGCCTTGTCCGCCGCGAGCTCATCCGGGGACCGTTCGGTTGTCTCAAATGTAAATGTTGTGTACATGCCACTTTTTATATTAAATACTCCCCGTGTCTCTTCCTCGAGTTCACGGAGGGCACAACGGATCGGATTAAACACCTCGCGCTTTCGACATCCCCCAGTGACAAAGATCCACTCTTTGAAACGGCGATCTCGAACAGTGAGGAACCTCGGCTTGTCGTCTATAAATGATACTGGTATGGCTATTGCCTTGTGCTTTTCTTCTTTTTTCATTGCTCATCAGCTGATGTATTCGCAGGTTTTATTTCGTCAGAATCAGACTCGGCGGCTTGAGCGGGTGCAGGTGCCGGGACCTGAACTTGAGTCTGGGCTTGGACCGCACGCCTCTGAGCCAAGGCGGCCGGGGCGGGGGCAGCCACGGGACGTGCAGAGGCCAGATTTTGCTTTGTCTTCTTGAGCTCGCGATACAGGTATAGACATCCTATTATGACTGCGATGAGTGCCACCATCATAATAGTATCTTTGTTGAGTTGCGCAAACATTATTACATTTCACTTACACCTTTTTATTTTTGTATTATCGCACCGAGTGCTGTACGATCTGGTCCCATTGGGCACGCATAGTCCGGTTCCCCAAATTGGAGTCCGTTATAGTGAGGGTCCTTGCACTTTTCGGGGTTCTGCGCCCTAAAAGTATCATCTGAACAGCACGACGGTGCAGGCTTGGCCGCTTTTTTATCACCGCTTATAACCTTGTTGAGAGTCCCTGAACTGGGGTTGTAGGTTAGCAAAAATATGAAAACGACAACAACGACAACTAGTACCCACTTGTCCACCATTAAAGTACAAATAGAATTTAGTTTAGTTTGCATAAACAAGACCACCCATACCAGCTTGAATCCTAAGGATGTTGTAATTTACGGCGTAAATGTCCTGAGTTATATTGTCATTCAGGCTGATAATTCTGGCCGAGTCAAGACGACTAAAATTAAGAGAGCCTGTTGGTTGTATCTTTGATGTATCAAGACAGAAAGGGAATAAAAATAGATTATTTGCATTGTCGCCAGAATACGGAACATGATAATAGGACATAATCTTAGTAAAGTGAGGAGCGGCAAACTTGTAGTCTGCAACATCTGTACCATTAAATTGAAGCTTAACTTTATTGGCAGTTGAAAAAAGCCCTACATTGACAAGAACTGGGTTATAGCTCGCAAGAAACTTTACGGGGTGATTGAATGAAAGATCCTGCACCTTGCTCTGCCCAGATGCAATCGCTCGCTGGACCTGATAGATGAGCATGTTCTGGGGCTGGTTCGAGAGAGCCATGCGCTCATCCGTGTCGAGGTACACAAAGTTTGTGTAGCACTCGTACTGAAGACCCTGCACATCGGTGCCCCAGTAAATACGAATCTCGACATCGTGGTACTGGAGGGCAATCAGTGGAAGGGCCGACTGCCAATTTTCGCAAAAAAAGAATCGGAGTGGGTAAAAGTAAGAGTTTGCATCATTTGGGAGAACACCCGCATCGGACCTTGTGAGATTTTGCGCAAGAAGATGAGGGGCGATGTTGCTCGAAAATGTAAAATTCTGCTCATCAATAATCTGACCCCCAATCAAAAACTGCACCTTGTCAATC